CGTGCGAACCTCAGGCGAGAACTTGTTCGTCGTCTTGCTCGTCATAGGCCCTTCCTCTCAGGAGTTGGGGCCTCCGACAAACCCGGCGCGGTTCACCATCTGAGATGACGCGACTCGGGGATAAGCCATGGCGAACAGGCACAGAAAAACCGCCTCAGGGGTTCCTGAAGCGGTTTGGCATGTGTGGGATTGGTTGCGGGGGCAGGATTTGAACCTGCGGCCTTCAGGTTATGAGGCTATCGCCTTCTAATGTTTTCAAAGACTTAGCTTGCTCAAATATTCCGACTTTGCCATTTAGCCCTAGGAAAGTCGGAACGCGCTATTTGGGTTTGGCCATCTCCGCGCTCCAGTCGACGGTATAGCGGACGGTGGACGCGCAGCGCTGCCACAAGTCGCGGCCGGCCATGGCGTAGGAGAAGGTCACGCCCTCGCGCGCCAGCACCACACCCATGGGCACCAGCTCGGTTCCGGCCGGCAAGGTCACCGATGCGCCGTCAGCCTGGGCAACCGTGGCCGGCACCGCCAGGCGATAGCTTTCCAGCTTCGGCAGCGCGCCGAGGCTGGCATAGACTTGCGGGCATTTCGCCAGCTCGGCCGGATCGGGCAGCGCCACCACCGGCCGAGCGCCCATGCTACAACTCGTTAGCAACAGCATCCCAAGGGCTGCGCCCATCGCGTAGTGCCGCATCACCTTTCTCCTTTAGTTCCTGTTGCTGCTGCCGCGCAGCCGCGTCGCGCGCGTCGCGCGCTGCGCCGGCCGATCGCTCGGCCCGAATTTGCCGCTGCCCCATCTCCGCCTGCGCCGCAGTTCGATCGCGCTGGACGGCCTGCCGATCATTGAACCAGTCGAAGGCACGCCAGCCGCCCCAGAACAGGCCCAGGAGAACGATGGCGAGCCCGAGAGCCATCAACCATGCCACTGGCCTGCGAAGACGCTCCACGACGCCCCAGCGGGCCGCCAGCGCGATCAGCGGGGCGATCATGCTTCGGGCTCCGCCGGCGGCGTCGACCGCGCCAGCTGATCCGCCAGGCGGCGGGCCTGCTGCGCGTCGACCACCTTCTGCACAATCAGCAGCAGGCCGGTCGCGGTACTGGCGAGCAGCTCGCCGGCGCCCTCCGGCATCTTGCCGCGGATCACCACCGGGATGACGATCACAGCCAGCACGACCAGCGCACCGGCCGCGATCGTGAACAGCCAGAAGCGATCGGGCGCGCAGTGCAGTCTGTCGAGGATCTTCATGCTACCTCCTGCGCCAGCACCGCCGCCACGTCGGCCGAGATATCGACGCGGCGGGCGCTGGACCATTTCGGGGTGTAGGAAGGCTTGGCGACATCGTAGATCGTCGTCTTGCCGTCGTTCGACCAGGCGCCATCCCAGAACAGCGCCGCCTCGGCCTTGCGCCGCTTGGCCAGGTCGCCGCCGTTGAGGTAGTGGCTTTCGAGGAAGGCCCGCGCCTCGGCATGCCGCCCCTGATTGACCAGCTTGGGCCAGTCGCTCGTCTTGATCGCGCCGGTGTTCCAGTGCCAGCTCAGCGCCGCGGCGAGCTGCGCTTCGTTCAGCGGCACAGTGAACGCCTTCAGCACGTCGGGCAGATAGCCCCGGCGCAGCAGCCACACCGATACTTCCAGGCAACGCCGGATCGGCTGCGGATTGTCCTTGTAGCGGCCGACGCGGTGCCCGCTGGCATCGGTGACACCCATCGCCCAGGTGCCGACGCCCTTGCTGTCCTTGTACCACTCCGGCACGATCGCCTCATGCTCGGCGACTTCCAGCACGATGCGCACGGTCAGCGTGGTGCAGGCCAGAGCCGGCGGCGCGGGCGCGGCCGGCGCCGGGCGGGCGATGCCCAGCTCGTCCGCCAGCTTGTCGAGCACCACCACGTCGGCGGGCTGAAACTCCCCGTCCGCTTTCAGCGGGCGGAGGCGGTTGAAAAAGGCCGAGCGTTCCATGCCATGCCCTCCGTTACGATGCGCGCTCAAAAGCGCCGACGGCACCGCTGCCGTCGGGGCGCCGGGCCACGCCGAGAAGGTCGAACTTCTTCGCCTGGATCGCTGCACGATTGACGATCACCGAGCCCGCAACCGGGCGGAAGTCGCCGAGCGTCTCCGAGACGTTGGCCGAGCTGGTCACATCGGTGGTGTCGTTTACGAACTGCGATGCGAAGGTGATGGAACCGCCCAGGGCATAGGGCGCCGAGGTCGGCGCCACGCGCATGCCCGAATAGCTGTTGATCGCCGGAGCAGTGCCGGATTCAGAGCCGTTCAGGCTGACGTTGTAGGCCGAGGCCACATCATAAACGACCCAATAGTTCTGGCAGCGGCTGGGATCGGGCCCGTTCGAGCCGTGCCCCGTGCTGTCCCACACAGTATTCCAAGAGGTCCAGAGGTTGAACCCCTGATACCAGTTGGTGTGGAGCATAGCGTTGCTGTCATTATAGGCTCGGTTGTAGCGCTGCCCGATGCCGGAGTTGTACGTGATGACCACGTTCGAACTTGGCACCGCCAGTCCATCTGCCGCAATCTGCGCGACCTTGCAGCCGCCATAGTTGGACGACTTGATCAGGTTCCCGCGCATCGAGTAGCCGAGCGTCGGATAGCCGTAATTCCCGCCGGCATTGTAGGCGAGCGTGAACACCAGCACACCGGCCGGCGAGGTGATCGGCCCATAAATCCGGTTATCGAGGTGCATCGTGAACATCACCGGCACGGTGGGCGCCGAGAAATCGCGAATTGCGGTGAGGCAGAACAGCGTGTTGCCAATGAAGTTCGGAACGGCGACCTGGCCGAGGGGGCCCTGCAGATTGTTGCCTGCCACAAGTGCGTGGCCATACTGCTGCTGCTTCGGATCGCCGATGTTGGCTGCGACCGAATAGGTGTTGTTGAGCAACCACACCCAGCCGTTGCGCCACTGGATGCCGAAGGTGGCATCGAACGGCGTGTAGGTCATGCCGCTGATCACCAGCTCGCCCGTCGCCTGCTTCACAAGGCCGGCGGTGCTGTCCGCCGCGCGATCGAAGAAGATATTGGCGGCGCCCGTCGCGGTTGCGGTGGCATAGATGCCATCGCCGAACCACATGCGCGGGTGTCCGGCCTTCACCGGGCCATTGCCGAAGATGACGGTGCCCGGGGTCGCAGATGGGTCGGCCTGGACATAGAACCACACGCTCCCGCGGGTTCTGGAGCCCATCGCGGTTCCGAAGCCAGCATGGGTGCCGGGCTTCAGAAAGGCTCGCCCGCCACCCGAGTCGCTGTGCGTGGTCAGCCCGCCGCCGGCAGTGCCGTGGTAGCTCGCCAGCGCCGTCTCCGCCGCGGCGATATTGGCATAGCAGTTGGAGAGCGTGCCCTTGGCCGCATCGGCCGCTGCGAAGGTCGAGAAGACGCCCGTCGTGCCCGTCGCCGTTCCCGACGGATCGACGAAGCAATACCCGATCTTATAGAGGTTCGATGGATCGTTGTAGAAATGCCAGCGCGCCTGAATGTTACGGCTGTTCACGATCAGGTTGTCGGCGCCGATGTAATTCCAGACGCATGTGCCATCGGTGATATCCGCCGACAGGGTCGTGCCGGTCGGGCCACCGGACGCGGCCGAGGTGCCGGGCGTCTTCAGCTGGTAATAGCCCGAGCCGTTGCGGACGATCGTGCCCGCCATCGGATAGTTCTGATTGCCGCGCCAGTCCGCGCCCTCGCCATCGTAGCGGGTGCTGAACGGGAGACCCAACCATGGGTATGCCACAAACTCGAAAAAGCTATCGCCTTGCGGAAGCGGTGCCGTGTTTGCAGTCGGCGCGAACACCTCAACGGCGCACCCGCCGGGGCTGGACGTGGTATACTGCGTCGATAGCTCGGTCGAGACGATATCGGGCAAGGTGACGCTGTTCGTGCGGGACATATCCCACGCAGTTGCGCGAATGCCGACGATCGGCCGCCCGCCCCCGATATGGATGCCCCATCCATGATCCGCGGCCACTTCGACGCGCATCGTTCCCGTCGAGCGCTGGTGCGGCGGCGTGATGACGTTCAAGATGACAGAGGGATAGGGCAGCTGTGAATTGTTCGTGACGGACACGCCCGCGCCGGTAGTCGCGAGCGACGATGTGCTGCCGACGACATACGCACCCGCGCCGATGCTGATGCCCGTGATGGTCGAACCCGCAAAGAGCGGCATATCGAGCACCACATAGACGGTCACATCGCTGCCCGAGACCTTCTCGACATAGCCGGTGTTCTGGCTGAGCGGAATCAGCGTCCACAGCACGCCACCGTCGGATACGGTCTGGCCGTCGACGGAGTGCGTCGGCGCGGTCGCACCCTTGGTGCCCCCCAGCTCGGTGTAATAGGCGCGGCGGAAGCCGCCAGCCATGCCCCAGCAATAGGATCGGGCGGGCACGGTCGAGCCCAGCGCCGTCCAGGGCTGCGGCCATGGGCACTTGAGGGGCAGCGTGCCCTTCACCGTGCGGGTGCGCGTGACGGGGGTGATGACCCCGCCGACATCGTCGAAGCCCGGGTCTTGAACGGTCAGCGTCACCTTGCTGGCGTCGAATGCCGGATCGTTGATCGGGTGTCGGCGGCCCATGCCCTTGAACGTGATCCCGACGACGAAGCCGGTAACGTCGGGCGCGGCGCCGCTGTCGGTGGTGAGCGTGCTGTTCATCGACGCGAGGGCGAGGATGCCGCCGGCGACCGGCGCGGCCGATGGGGTGACGCTCTGCGGGGACGAACGCGCGCCCTCGTCAACGCCGTTCACGGCCGAGACCTGCACGGAGTAGGGCGTGCCGTTGGCCAGGCCGGTGATCACATAGGGGGAGGCGCCCGTTGGGCTCGCGATCAGCACGCCATCAAGGTAGATATTGTGCGAGCTGATCGGCGATCCGCCGTTGCTGCCATCGACCCAGGCAACCGAGATCTGGCCATCCCCGCCGGTGGGCGTGACAGCCGGGACCGAGGGGGCAACGGGCGCGCCGGTGCAGTTGAGCGCATAGGCCGCCTGCCGGAAGGTTGCGCCGCTGCCGACCATCTCCTGCACGATCGCGGTCTGCGTCGCGCCCGCGGCCAGCCCGGCGGTCAGTGCTAGGCCATCCCCGTTGTTGAGCTGGATATTGGCGTTCGTGCCGCTCAGGAGCGAGAAGGTCGAGCTGCTGCCGAGCAGGTGCTGCAGGTTCACCTGCCGCCCCGTCGCGCCGGCGGGCACGGTGACGTTGCGGACGCGGACACCGGCGCCGCCGCCGCCGCCATTCCCGGCAAGGGAGATCGCATCCATCAGCCGGCCGCCTTGATGGCGACCTTCTCGCCGTCGGCCGTCACCTTGAACGTACGAGTCTGGCCTGCGCCGATCAGCCAGCCATCGCCCGAAGTAGCGATCGGCGCCGCGCCGAACTTCACCCAGATCGCATCCAGCGCGGTGATGCACCACACATAGCCGCGCTTGCCCGTTTTGCTCGCGACGACGTTACCGGCGGTGCTGTCCAACGTCTCCGCCTGCGCGTCGACGCTGTCGAAGATCGGCAGGTCCGCGCCGTTCAGGGTAAGCGCCGTCACCAGGCCAAGGTTGATCTGTACGGTAGCCATCTCAGCTTCCCTTCTTTGCTTGTTCGTTGAGCCCGGCGACACTCACGCCCAGCTGCGCCTCGGCACGCACCTGCTGCTGCGCACGGCGCTTGACTTCGATGCGCCCAAGGAAGGCGTGGGCAGACCGGGCGACGCTGGCGCGCTCGTTTTCGGTCTCAGCGGCCAGCAGCGCCTCGATATGGCTCAGCGCCAGATCGAAGTCGTCGAGATGGGCGGCGATGGCGCGCCACCGCTCCAGATCGGCCTGCATCGCGGCGCGCTCCTCCCGCGCGGCGCGCAGCAGATCCAGCATCATTCCGTCGCGATGCTCCTCGAGCTGCGCGTCGACCGTGCGATCCGTGTCGCGACCCTGCCCGCGCCGGATGATCAGGGTTCCGACGACACCCGCCGTGGCGCTGATCGCTGCCGTGGCGAAATCGGCGACCGTGCTCATGCTGGGTTGCCCGTCAGCAGGTTGGAGCCGAAGGCGGTGCGGGCATCGCCACCGTTGAAGCGAACCTTGTTCGCAGCCGTCATCGACACAAAGGAGCCGAAGCCGATCCCGGTGCCGTCGACCGAGTTGTACCCGCACGCAGCATCCATGGTGACCCCATAGGTCCACGTTCCGGTATCGCCGTTCTGGAGGGGGGCGATGATGCTGCGCGTCACGTTCTGCAGATCGACCGCTGCATTGCCTCCAGCTGCCGTGCGTACTACGGATGCTTCAATCGAGAGCGTGTCCGAGCCGATGGCCTGAATACCGATGGTGCAGTTCTTAATCTTCACCGAGCGGGATACGTGCAACATATGCGCAGCCGTCGCGAAGATACCTGTGATGGTTTTGGACGCATCTCCGAGTATCTGCCCGCTGTCTATACTTACCGCACCCTTTACATCCTCGATATATACGACCGCGCCGGGCTGAGAGAGCGCCGCATATACATCGCTGATATTGATCTGCCCGCCCGTATTTATCTGCTGTACGCGAATGCAGTTCGTGCGGCAGGCATCCAATACCGGCTGCTGGATCATCACGTCCTGATGCGCATCCTGCGCGGTCAGTGCGGTCGAGGTGCCCTTCGCGGCACCATCGATGAGGATCCCGTATTCGAGCTGCGACATCTCGAACTTCTCGACCCACGTGTCGCCCATGAGGCCATAGAGATAGAGGCCTACTCGGGTGTCCCCGACGCCGCCGGCCGTCTCGCACTGGATCAGGCGGATGGAGGCATTTGCGCCGATGAAGCCCCAGGAAGTCGAGTATCCACCCACGGCAAAGGCGGTATAAAAATCGGGATGGCCGTTCGACGCACCCACATAAGGGCGGACGCCGCGGCATTTCTCCATCACACAGGCGCAAGTGCCGCTGACACGATAGTGGATCGGGCTACCGAAATCGAAGCACTCCACCATGCGGCCTTCATACCAGCCCTTCACCTCCCAGCCGGGAACAGCATCTTCGCGGCGGTTGGTGACGGCCGGTTGAACGACGCCATCGCGATAGGTGTTGATCCGTTCGACGACCAGGCGCCGCGCAGTATCGGCCGCGACGTTGCCGTTCGTCAGGCCCGAACCAACCTGCACGACCGGCTGCGTCGCCGCCGCAGCCCCGGTCAGGACGATGCGCGTCCCGAAAGTGCCCTCGGCGCTACCCCAGCCGCCCGATATCTTCCGAAAGCGATGGTTCCAGATGACCGTGCGCGTGACGACATAGTCGTGCATCGCTAGCCGAACTTCTTTGAAGATGGAGGGCGCGGTCTCAAGCGCATCGGCGTCTGTGCCGAACCAATCAACCCAGCCCCACGGAGTAAGATCTGCATTGATATCGAGTTCGGGGTATTTGAACCCGTAGAAGATCTGCTCGCACGGCGCGTCTATGCCGCCCGCAAAACCGATCGCACCGCCACTATCGCGATAGATCTTCGCGCCAGGCAGGAAGGTAACGCGCTTGTTGAAGAGCACCGATCCGCCGAGGTGGTAGCTGCCGGCCGGGAACACGATCGGAATGTTGGCGGCCGCCGCCGCCGCAAAATAGGGCGACATATCCGCAACCGACGTCCCCGCGCGGATTTTGTCGCGCTCGACCTGCGGCACGATGAAATCCATGATCGAAGCCTGATCGACCAGAACGTCGCCCACGCTTCGCACGATCGCGCCGGTCTTCGCGCGCTTCCAACCGACGAAGCTGGTACCGCTTTGGCTGGCTAGGTCGGTACGCAGACCCGTGTCCGCGCCGGTCCCGGAGGCGTACAGCAATTCGCCGTTGGGCCCCACCACGGGATATTTGCCGGCATAGGTGCTATTGGCCGGTGGCTGCCAGGTGCGGGCGATGGTGGCGATCGCCACGTTCACGCGGGACACCACTTCCTGCAACGCCAGGATCGCGCGATCCCAGGCGCGCTCCATCAGCGCGGATTGCGGAAGCGAGTTGGGCGGCGCCAACAGCGTCTGCGTCAGCGGCGTCGAGCGCCTGCGCTGGATGCTCTTGCCCGCCGGATAGGTGGTCAGCGTGGTGATGGCAGTCGGCGCGGACATGCCGTCGCCCGACCGGGTATAGTCGGCGCCTTCCACCAGCTGCACAATGTCGCCGGTCACCGCGTCGATCAGCTCGACGATCAGTTCCGAGGCCGCAGCATACTGGAAGGCAACTGGGAAGCTGGTGGTGCTCCCGTCGCAAAGGCTGATCTGTGGGCCGTTATAGGCCGTCGATACCGTCATCCCGTGTCCCGTCGCCGCATCGCCGGCTAGGGCCGGCTGAAATGCGGAAACGGGCGGGGATGAGATCGCCCGGTTCCTGGGCGCCTTCTATCACTGCTGCGGCGTGTCGCCAAGCGCGTTCGAAAGGTCCGGCGCGCGATCGGGCGCGGTCTCGCCGGGCCGCCACCAATAGGCCTGCCCCTGCTCAGATGCGCGCTTCTCCATCCGATCGAACGCCTTGCGATAGTCGGGATCGGCCATTTCCTGCATCTGGTCGATCAGCAATCGTTCGAACGCCGCGCGCATGTACCAGAGCGACCCGCCCGGCGTTTCGCCGCGTACCGCCTTGGTCAGGCGGCGGCCGTAATTGACCTTCTGCTTCGGGTCCATGCTGTCCCACATCGCGTCCAGCGAGAGGGAATTCACCGTGTCAAGCGTTGCCCACGCCGGGCCCTTCAGCGTGTCGCTGAAACTGGATCCGAAGCGGCTTTCGCTGGACTTGAGGAAGTCGCCATAGATACCGGCGCCGCCGCCCTGCGCCGCCGCGGCGCCGAGGAACGCCCAATCCTCCATCGGCCGCGGGTCTTTGCCCTTGGCGAGCTCCTTCATCTGGAGCGCCAGCGCGCCCGCCACAGTGGTGGTGATCATCAGGCCCAGCGCGTAGCCGGCGCGGCCCTGCCACGTCGTCATCGCCATCATCCGCCGCGCGTGCAGCATCGTCACCGTCGCGGTAAACCCCTTGAACTGGAATGCCGTGCGGCCCAGTTCGCCCAGCCAGGTGCCCGGCCGAAAATTGGCGTTCACCATCGCGCCCAGCTCCAGCCCGCCCACCGGGACAGCGATGTCGGTTTCGGCCTGGATCATGCCCAGCACGCGGTCGCTCAGCGCGCGATCGGCGATGTCCATCGGATAGAGCCAGGTCGCACCGCGTTCCTCGCGCAGCGGTGTGGCGCGGATCGCATCCCACTCGGCCGCTCCGATGCCATAGCGCTGGAGCATGCGGGCATAGCGCGGATCGAGCCGCGAGAATTCATGCTCGGCGAAATGCGCGAGCGAGCCGACGAAATCCATGCCGAAGCCCCAGCGGCCAGCCTGGGTGAAAGCGTTGAGGCCAGAGAGGCGCAGCACGCCTTCTGCCACCCGACGCGAAACCTCGCCCGTCATTTCCTCGAGAAGATACCGCCCCTGGGTGGAGGCCGCATGGGCATAATCCTCGGCAATCAGGCCGGTACGGATCGCGTGCGCGCGATCGGTCGCGTCGAGCGGATTGATGTATTTCACATAGCCGGTGATCGTGCTGGTGGTGGGCAGCCCGTTGAAGCTGCGCGTGAGCTGCTGCGTGGCCACGTCGCTGGTGGCGGACAGCGTGGCGCTGCCCAGCTTGGTTGCAACCTGCCAGCTGCGGATCGCCGAGAAGAAAAGTGCCAGCTTGCGGCTATACGGCTCGCGCAGCTTGCCCGTCGCTTCGTCGAACAGGTTCTGCAGCTTCTTCGCCGCCTTGTCCGCCGAGGCCTTGGCCTTGCGGTCGCCCAGCTCGGCCGCCGACTTGCGGACGGTATCCTGCAGCCATTTAAGCCCGGCCGGCGGGTTCGGCCCCAGCGTCTCCATCAGCGCCACGTCGCGGCTCCGGCGATCGATTTCCCCCATCAGCGCGTCATAGATGCTGCCGACGCCGAACCGATCATGATAAGCGCGCCAATCCTTGCCCGATCGGAACTGGAGCACCCGATGTTCGCCCAGCCGGTTGGCCAGGCTGCGCTGGCCCATGCCGCCCGGGTTTACCCGCGAAAGCCCATCGGTCTCGATCGCGCGGTGCATGTCGCGCAGCAGCTCGTCCAGCGCTTCGTCGGTGAAGGGCTGGCCGGTGCTGCGATCGATCATCCGGTCGCGATCGAGCAGCGGCACCAGGAAGTCGCGCCAGGCCGGATAGCCGGCATCGCCCACCTTGGCGCTGTCGTGATTATGCGCGAGGCCGCGATTTTCCAGCTTGCCAATGTCCGCCCCGGCCGCGTTGGCGCGGCGGCGGAGCATGTCCAGCGTTTCGGTCGCCGCCTGGGCCAGCTCGGTCGCATTGGCATCGTCCACCTTGTCGCCGTGCATCGCGTCGACCATGGCTTCCAGGTCGCTCTTGTTGCGCACCCGCCCAGCTAAATCGGCACGGTGACGCAGCAGCACCTGATCCAGCGCCGCGTGCGCCCGGCCGCGGATCGCCTTCCAGCGATATTCGAACGGCAGCCAGGGTGCGCGATCGTCGTGGATCAGGATGCTTTCCGCGGCCCGAGCCGGGATCGGCTTGGCCGGATCGTGCCCCACGAAACGCGCCATGTTGGCCGCCATTTCTTTCTGCGCGGCTACACCCAGCAAGGTGCGCCGCTTCTTCAGCGTGGCTTCGGCGGCGAGCTGCTCGACCGTCTTGGCGGTGGCCTCGGCCTTGGCGGCAGCCTCCCCCATCTGGCCGCGATAATAGCTGAGCAGCTCGTCGAACTTGGCCATGATCATGCGGCCACGCTGCTCGGTCAGCTCGCCCCGCTCGACCATGCCGGGAATGCAAACGTCCAAGCTCACAGGCACCCCCTGATATTGTCGATTTCAGCCGCGTCCGCGTCCAGATCTGCCAACAGCTGGCGCAGCGTCACCGGCTGCCCCTCAAGATCAAGATACATTTCCTGGGCGACACCAGCAAATTCGCTGTTCGTCGATCGATGCTCGGCGATCCAGGCGCGCACCTCGGCCGTGCCGACCTCGTAACCCGCAATCGACGCCTCGCTATCGCGCACGCGCTTGAGATAGTCTTTTTCGCCGAACGCGGCACGGTAGCCTTCCGCGAACTGCTGCCGCAGCAAGCGATCCGTGCCGGTGTCCGCCGGGTAGCGCTCGCGCGCGATATCGGACAGGCGCTGCTCCAGCTCGGTCAACGCTTCTTCGCGCAGCACGAAGTGCAGCTCGGCCGGGTCGAGAGAAGCAAGCCCCGCGCCTTCCTCGGCGGCGCTTTGGCGGGCCAACTCGGCGCGCAGATCATGCTCGATGCTCTGCACCTGGGCTTCCGCCTCCCGGCCGGCGGGATCGTCGAACGCCTTGGCCGACAGCTCGCGCTCCACCGGCACCCCGGCTGAGCGTTCCGGCGGGCGGATCTGCTCCAGATCGAGGTTGTCGGAGCGCTGCACGAGTTGGGCTTCGGCATCAGCGCGGTCGCGCGACCAGCCCACCAGCTCGCCCGTGTCGCGGTTTCGGATCGCCCATACCGGCTCGGGTGTTAACCCCTGCGCCGCCGCTGCAGCCCATTGCTGTTCCAGCGCCGCCATCTTGTCGTCGGCAGGCGCAGCGCGTATATCCCGTTGGGCCCCGGCGCGCGGAGAGACGGCCGCGCTCCCACCTGATCCCCGCTCAGAGTTCGGGTCAGGCCGGGGCTTTTCATACGCGGTCAACAGCCACGTCTGATCGTCGCCGTGCCATGTGAGCGCGATGCTCGCCTCATGATCGGCGCTTTCCAGCACCAGCCGTTCGGCCCGGCGCTGCTTCACCGTCATGTCGCGCAGCAATTCGGGCAGCCGATCGAGGATATCGCCCATCTCGGGGTGCTTGGCGAGGATATGCGACAGGCCATAGCCGCCCTTGTATGCGCGGGCGGGATCGCCGGGCACACCCCAGCGCACGTCGATATCGCCGGTCTCCGAATGCCAGAGCAGCCCAGGCGCTTCCTGCATCTGCCCAGCTTCCATCGCTCGCCGCGCCTCGACCAGCGACGCTCCCCGATCGCGCACCGGCGCGGCGGCGGGTTCCCAATCCATGCCGCGCACCGGCACGTCCGCATCTTCACTCGCGAGACGTGTGCCGAAGTCCACTTCCATCTGCGGCGCCGCTTCGCGCTCGCGCGCCCAGCTCGCCGCCTCGGCATTGGCTGCGTCGGCCGCGCGTTGCGCCGCCTGCCATTCCTCATCGCTGGCGAACTGCTCGCGCGGCACGGTCGCGCCATCGCCCTTGTCCCCCATCCGCGCATGCGCCCATTCGATCACGTCGGCCGCGCTCTTGCCGCGCAGGAACGGATTGGCGTCGATCGCCGCCTTGGACAGTAGCTGCTCGATCGGCGTGTTGGGCGCGGCGCGCAGGATCTTGCCCGCCCCGCCCTGCCCGGCAAAATGCATTAGGTACAGATTGCCGGCCGTCTCGGGCGCGCCCAGGCGACGCAGCGCGGCGGAATTGTCCGCAACCATGTCGTTCATAAGCTGCTCTTGCAGCTGCGGGTCGCGGCGCTTGGCCAGGATCGCTTCGTCGCTCAGGCCCTGCCGGCCGAAGCGCTGCTCGTAGTAGCGCAGCCAGGTGGGCGCGACGAACTGGTACCGCCCCAGCGCGGAGGAGTTTGGATTTGCCGCCAGATCATTGCCGCCGCTCTCGGCAACAGCAATCTTCGCCTTCAACTGTTCGCGTGGAACAGCCGATGTTTCACGAGGAACCACCAGCGGATCAAGCGGGGCAGGCGTCGGTGCCGAGCCGAGCGAGGTGCCCGAAAGCGCCCGCGCACGCGCGCTCGGCGCGCTGCTGTCGAGGATCGACGATATCGCCGCCTGCAGCCGCTCGGCATGCACCTCCGCCCCGCTGCCGGCGCCGAATGGGCTGGTGGCCGCAATATCAGCCTGCCGTTCGTCGACATGCGCGGCAGCCACTTCATCGGGCGTCATCCGGTCGCGGCCGATCACGCGTTTGGCCAGCGCCCCCAGAGGCTCCAGGATCAGCCCTTGCATGCCGGCACCAGCCACTCCGGCCATGCCGATATTCGCCGCCGCCTCACCCGCCGTCAGTGCCTCGCCGCGCTTGGCGCGCTCCGCCGCGATCAGCGGCTGCTCCACCGCCTCGGTCGCCGCATTGACCAGAGCCTCCGAAAGGATGCGCCGCGCCACCGTGGCACCGCCACCGCCGCCCAGCGGCAGGGTGGCGAGGTTCCAGGGATCGGCGGCACCCGCCGCGAACCCCCCGATGGTCGAACCCCAGCCACGATCGCGCGACACCGTCACGCGATCGGCTGCGCGGCGCTTCGCCTCGCGCTCGTCCACCTGCTTCCCGAAGGCGTCCGGATCTCCGGGCACACCGGCCAGGAAGTCCGGCTTGCGGCGGCGAACCTCGGCCAGATCGGCGAAGACGTTTACGTCGTTCACCCCGGCCGTGTTGTGCCCCACCCAATAATAGCGGTTGGCTGACTTGCCCGTTTCGGCCTGGAGCGCCTCGATGATGGGTGAATAGGAGTCCATCACCTTTTGGTCGCGATAGCCCGCCCAGTCGTCGCGGGCGAGCTGCCACCCCGCCGCAGCGGCTTCCCACCAGCCGGGCTGCGGCATGTCCGCCGGCCCCTTGGCGGCCGGAAGCGCATTGGGATCGCTGCTGTAGAAGCTGGTCCGATCGGGGCCGGGTGCGGGTGCCGGGGCTGGCGTAGGGCCGCCGCGAAGGTCGCTCATTTCCAGGGCACCTGGGCCGCGTCGACCACGAAGGTGCCGCCGCCCTTCACATTCAGGAAGTTACCGGCGCGGGTGCGGAACGCATACCGCGTGCCGCCGACATAGACCGGCAGCAGCCCGCGCAGCTCGGTCGCGGTCACGTCACGGCCGTCCGGCCATTGCGGCTGGGCATTGCCCGCCGCCTTCGACCATTCCGGCCCGCTGGCGCGAGCGAACCGGCGGAATACGCCTTCCGCCGTCCAGCCGCTGGGAATGATCACCCGCTGGCTGTTGAACAGCGCAGTGCCGCCCTTATGTTCGCCGCCCTGCGTGAAGCCGCCGAGCGTGGCTTCCACCGCCCCGCGCCAGGCATCCTCGCTCCAGCCGGTCGCGCCGGCCTGCGCCATTCGGTACGCGTAGAAGTGCTTGGCAGCGTCGAACGTATCGGATGCATAGTCCGCCGGCATCCCCGCCAGCGCGGCGCCGGTATATTGGTCGAACACCTTCTTGGCCTTCTCGGCCGCGAACACCTGCTGATGCGCCTTCAGCGCATCGGGCCCATTCAGGATGCCGCGCACCAGATCGGCGCCGCCGGGCGCATTCAGGAAGGTGGCAGCGATGCGGAAGCTGCCGTCATCGCGGCCGGAAATCTGCCGAGCCGCGCCGAGGATCGCTGCCGGATCACGGAACCCGGCAATGGTCTGGAGCGCCTGCAGACGCTGGGCGGGGTTGCCCTCGGCCAGGTCGCGCAGCGGCTTCACCTCATCGGGCAGCAGCGGCTCGACCGCGACGCGCCCATAGGTTTTGGCCGCCGCCAAGGCTTCGGCGCTGCGGCGCTGGAGGCTGGCAGGATCGCTCAGGTTCAGCGGTGTCACCGTCTTGCCCGTGGCGAACTGGAGCTGGAGCATCGCACCACCAGATTGGTTGAGCCGCTCGGACTGTTGCTGCCGCAGCGCCTGGGCACCCTTCAGTTCGGAGGCCTCGGCCGGGGTGAGGCCGCCATTGCCCTGCTTCGCCACCAGCGCATTGATCCGGGTATCGAGCTGCGGCAGGTTCGCGCCGCGATAGCCGATTGCCGCCGCCATCTCGGTCCCCTTGGCGCGCGCCTCGGCCGCCGCGCTGGTATCCCCGATCGCCTCATAGCGCGTGGCCAGCCCCATCCAGTCGCCAGGGGTGCCGGCGCCGGTATCGAGATTGGCACGCAGCGTGGCGAGCTGCTCGCGCTGGAGCTTCAATTCGTGTTCGGCGGCGGCGCGCTGTTCTGTCTCAACCTGCCGTTGGCGGATATCGGCCCCGCGGCGCAGCTGGTCGACAAGCTCGGGGCTCCCCAGCATCGACTGGATCTCGGGGCTGTCGAGCAGCTTGATCGCCCCTTGCGGGTTTTCCATTGCCTGTCGCGAGACGAGCGCCTGCGTTACCTTCTGGTCGCCATAGCGCTTGAGCTTCTCGGTGTCGTCGGCGCCGAGGCCGAGGCCGTCGGCCAAGGTGCGCAGACGATCGCGCTCGGCGATGAACTGGTTCGGGTCGCGCGCCGCGAGCAAGCCGGCTCCATCCACCGCCACGCCGAAATCGTCGCGTTGCTTTTCGATCTGGCGTCCCGTTTGCCAGCGTTGTTCACCAGTGAGCAGCGATCCGCCATATTCGGCGAGCGATACCATCGCGCCATCCTGCGCGGCACGGTTGCTCACCCCCGACATCAGCTTGTCGCGGGTATCTTCCCACAGCTTCTGCACTGCCTCGGCATGCCCAGCCGCGCCGGGTGCCGCGGACGTGCGCAGTTCGTCGATTTTCGCGGAAAGGTCGACACGCGCCTGGGCGAACCGCGCCGCGAAATCGGCTGACTGCGATTGCCGCTCCTGCTGATACTGGATCTCGGCAACGCGGTTGCGGGTGTCCTGCTCGTTCTGCGCCACGCCAACGGCAACGTTACCCACCTGCTGCAGGCCGGCCGCGATAAACCGGCCGGGGTTGGCGACATCAGGCGTCGGCATCGAGCGCTGCACGTCGCGCGGCGCATAGCTGGGAGGTAGCGCCATGACTTAGAACCCCGTTCCCGTTGGACGCGTTCCGCCGCTGGGCATCGGCACCGGCATCGTCGTGCCCGGCGCGCGCGGCATGCGGCCGGCGGCGCCCGCCGCAGCAACCCGGCCGGATTGCGTGAACGAGGCATAGCCGCCCAGCGCCTGAGCCCCAGCGCCGATCAGCCCACCCCACAGCGCAGCCTTGGCCTCCGATCGCTTTCCGGCCGCTTCGGCCCGCAGCGCATCTGCCTGTCGCCCCGCCGCGTGGCGGGCGTTGAGCACGTCCCATTCGGCATCGATCGCGTTTTGCGTGATCACGTCCAGCGCCGATCCGGTGCCGATCGCGGTGCCGTTCATCCCCAGTGCCGCCATCGCCTCGCCCTGGGTTGCCCGCGCCTTGCGGCGCAGATCCTCGGTCTGGCGCGCGCCATCCATTTCGGCGAGCTGCGCATTGGCTTCATCCACGCCCGCCTGCGCGCGCAGCGTGTCGCTCTGGTTCACCGCGCCATAGATGCCACCGGCCAGCTGCAGGCCGATCGCCAGCGGTGCCGCATAATGCGCCATGTCAGCGCTCCCCCTTCAATCGGCTGTACAGGTCAAAATCCATTCCGGGCTCGAGCTCGCGCATCGTGCCCTCGCGCCGGAAGCCCAGGCGGCGCAGCCAGCCATGGCCGCCGGCATGGCCGGTGCGGACGTGCGCAGTGATGCGGCGATAGTCGGCCTCATCGATCACCGCCCGCACCATGCGCGTCACCCGCACCATCTCGCGCGGGGTGAGCGCCGCGATCCGTGACCAGACCAATGCGCTGTCGTTCGGCAGCTCGACGAACCCGCCGGTGAAGACCAGGCGCCCGTCATCGTCGCGGATCGAGAAGGCGGGACCGGCGTCGCTCAGCCGGCACGCCTGCGAAAAGCTCACATCCGCCGGGCCGGCCTGCTCTGGTTGCGGCACCAGCTCGGCCAAGTCGAAGGGCTGCATATCCATCGCCCGCATCACTGCAGCTCGTAATCGGCGACGAGCGCCAGCAGCAGCGACGGCAGCGGTTGCGTGCGGCGGATTGTGATCAGGCCCTCTCGATCGAAGTCGCCGCCGGTGTCGATCGGAAGGAAGCCGGTGAACAAGGGCGTCGCCTGATCGAAGGGCACCGTAACGCGGCGTGTATTCACCGTGCGCGCCCGAAGGCTCTGCACTTCCACTTCCAGGCCGCCGCTTTCGAACAGCTGCAGCGTCGTCTTGAGAATTTTCTTGATCTGGCCCTGCGCGGTGCCGCCGGCCGTGGTGAACTCGGGCGGCAGCAGCGACAGCTCGGCCGGGTAAGCCAGCCCGATATGGATCGCGCTGGCGGGGAAGTCGATCGCCCATTCGCCGCCCGGGCCGATGACGATATCGCGATGCGCCCGGCCGTCCGCCAGCACCGAACAGGTTTGTCCCGCCAGATGCGCAAGGCCACTGCCGTTGCTGATCGGCGGGCCGCCCATCACGCCCAGATAGGATAAGCCGGCATCGACCAGATAGGAGAGCTGGACCGCCTCGCCGGTATCGCGCAGCGGCATCATCCGGAGCATCCACCAGCCGCCCGCCGGGGTTTCCGCTGCGATCCACATGCGGTCGCGCGTGCCCTCGGGCGCGACGATCGATGCGATGCTGCGCGCCTTCATCGCCCCGCCGAGCTCGCGCCGGGCCCAACCGAACACCTGTTGGCTGGGCGAATAGGTCATCGCCGCAAGCGCACCGTCGCCCTGCACAGCCCAGATCTGGCGTTCCGGCTCCTGCAGCCAGGCCAGCTCGACGAAGCCGGCCTGCCCCAGATGCTCGGCCAGGCGCGTCATGTCCGGCGCTTCGTAGCGATCGGTGGTGACGGCATAGCCCAGTTCATGCACCTTCCGCCCGGCGCGCTGGATGAACAGCACGCGGCCATCCGCCATCACCGGCCGCGTCGCCGCGGAGCCATAGGTGGATTGCGTGTCGATTTCGATCACCGGCGGCCCGGGCGTGCCGCTCTGGACGAGCAGCTGCTCGGCGATATGCTCGGCCTTGGCGGTTCCGATTAACAGCTTGCGATCGGCTGCCAGCCAGCGGATGCGGTTCGGGTTGGGCAGTCGCGTCGAGAAGGCGAGGTCGCGCTGGAAATCGCCGGCATCGTCGCGCCGGGCGAAATCGGCGGTGCCGGCCCCATAGCCGCCCACCGCCGTGCCATCCAGTTCGTCGCCCTTGGCGAACACCAGCCGTTCATTCCAGATCGTGACCGCCTCCGGCCAGCCGCGCCGGTTGCTATACTTGCCGAAGGCCCAGCGCCAGGTGGGGATCGCAAAGTCCGTCGGCAGGCGGCGCAGCACCGTCGCCGTCGCGCTGGCGCCGTCACCGGCTACCGCAGTGATGCGCAGCATGCCGAAGCGATCGTGCTTGTACCGCCACTGCACCCCGCCGGCTGCGTTGCTGTTGATGTCCGTGCCGCTAGCCATGCCGTCATAGGCAAGGCCTTCGGTGTGTATCGGCTGCACCGTGCCGGTGCGCCCGCTGGTCGCTGCGGTATAGACCTTGCCGTCCGAGCTGCGATCCTCGCCGGCAGCGACGGTAATACCCGGCTCCCACGCTGGCACGCTGGCATAATCGCCTGCTTCCAGTTCGAACAGCCCGCCCACATCGCCGGGCTGGAAGAAGCCGGTAATCGGCGCGCCCGTATCGCCGGCCGTGAGCGTTACGCTGCCCGTGTCGCCGCTGGCGGATACCACCTGCAGTTCATCGGCATTGCCGGTCTCGAAGGGGCCATTCTGCAAGTCGAGCGTCACCAGCGAGAACGTCGTAGCCGTCAGCCGGCGCAATTCCATCGGGGGTGTGGAAGGGTGGACGAGATACAGCACATCCAGCGACTGGTGGAAATCGAGGCCCTCGACCTGCGCATAGTTCCACGGCGTGGCGATTTCGTAGGGCACACCAGGCGCGGTCTCGATCCTGCCGTCGCCGGTATAGAAGCGAAACCGGCCGGCACTTGCCTCGATCGCGTAGCTCTGTAGCACGTCATATTCGAACGGCAGGCAGCGGAACGGCCCGGCCGCCTGGGCGACGAACACCGTGCCCGGCATCGCTGCCGCTGGCCCCTGCAGCAGCGGCATCCACCCCAGCATCTTGACGCATCCGGCCGCATAGGCGGCGGCATCGGTGCGACCTAGGAGGCGCGGGCTCAGCTCACCGGCGTTGAAGCTGCCGCGCTGGACGCGGGCGCGGCTCATACGATCGGCGGCCCATATTGCCATTCGCGGCCGCCCGCCTCGCGCGCGCCGAGCCAGCTGGAAAGCCGTGCGGTCAGCCGCGCCCGGTTGCCGCTGGCCATGCCGTCCTGCCGCTTGCCGGATCGGATTGCATTTTCCAGGCGCGCCGCGAGCTTCTGCGACATCGCATCGCTGCCGGTAATGACGGTGAAGATCTCGAAGGCCAACGCGGCGGACATGCTGTGGGTGAAGCCCGGCGACCACCGGCTGGGATCTTCGACGCGGACGATCCACCGCGTCTTGAGCGGCGGCGGCGCATCGCTAAGCAGGTACTGGCCCTGCTCGATCACGCCGAAGCCGCCCCAATCTTCGTCGGGGCGGGCGGGCAGGAAGCGTAGGCCATCGGCCGGGCGCTCGAAGGCGCGGGCATAGCGATCGGTGTCGACGCCCACCACCTGCGCCGTGGTGCGGTTCTCCACCGCAAAATTCCAGGGGTGCGACGCCAGCAATTCGTCGCGGCAGAAGTCGATCGTATCGCGCGCGGCCTCAGCCAGCGGCGCGGGATCGTCCAGGCTGGAAATCCGCTGGGCCGTGCCAAGCCAGATCGCCGCGCGGTTCACGATGCGGATCAGGCTGGGCTGTGCGGCCAAGGGATGCTCCTTTGGGTTCGTAAAGGCATGCCGCCGCCCGGCTCATCCCCAATCCGCCCCGGCTCACAACGAGAAGGATCGGACCGGGCGGCGGCGCCCCACGATGGGCGCTGGTGTCAGCGCCCCGTGTAGTGCAGCTCCATCACGAGGATGCCGCTGCTCGGCAGAGCGGCGGTGCCCACGGTGAAGAAGATTTCGGTATCGCTATCGACCGGATCGGCCGTCAGCGCCGCGGTGGGCGCCGCCGTCGTCGGCGTCTCCACCGCGGTGAAGACCGCCGCCGCGCGATAGGCTGCCGGCGCGCCGGCATAGCCGATCGCGATGGTGGCCGTGCCCAGCGAGACGCTGGAGGTGATCCGCACACCCGCGAAGCGATGCCCCTTGGGGAGAACGCCGATGACGTTGGTATCGCCCGACGCCTTGGCGACGGTCGACTGGCTCAGATCGAACGTGGCGAGCGTCTCGCGGCGGCGCGAAAGCACCTTGCGGCCGTCCGCCTTGAGCGCGGGAACGACACTGCCGTCCCGAACGCCCACCAGTTCCTTGGAATAGCCCTTGGCCATGGATCAGCCCTCCTTGCACTGCATGACGAAGCACTTGTCTTCGTTCAGGCGGGTGAACCCGACGCAGGTATAGCCCGCGATCTGGGTCGAGTGGTTCTTGTCGGCGCGGAGGTCGATATGGCTTTCGAACTCCAGCCACGAACCGCGATGGATGCCCGAAGGCACGAACACCGGCACGCTGCGGATGTTGGGCGAGGCCGACGCGAGCGTCAGCGCCGAGCCGCGCGGATAGGCCTTGGCCGAACCGTAGCGCATGGGCACGAAGGTGAAGCCCAGGAAGGTCGCCACCTTGCCGCTCTGCAGCGGCATCACGTCCTGCGGGTTGAAATCCTTGCTGCGGATCTCGGGGATCTTCAGCAGGTCCGCCACCTGCCGCGGCGTCACCGGGATGATCGGCGTTTCTTCTTCGTCGGCGAACGACTCGCTGATCATCATCTGCATGTCGATCAGCTTGTTCAGCGTCATGCCGGTCTGGGTGCCGGTGGTGCCATAGTCGGACGCCATGACGTTGGCCGACTTGAACGGCACGGCGATCGTGCCCTTCTCGCCGGTATAGGCGGTGCCGAAATAGCCTTCCAGGAAGGCATCGTCCTGGGTGCGGCGGATGCCGCGCGCGGTGCCGACGACGAGCGGCGACTTGATATCGACGCTGGTGGACATCGCATCGTCGGGATCGAGCAGCGGGATGACGGCGCGGCGGCGCGGCTTGTGCATCCAGCGCCGCTCGACGCTGGTATCGGTGTTCACCGTGTCCGCGTTGCGGCCCTCGATCTCGTGGGCCTCCATGTCGGAGAAGCGATCGGTGATCTCGACCGAGGCGCCGGAATGGCTTCCCTTCGATCCGGCGAACATCTGGGCACGGCCGGGCGTTTCGTTGAGCTGGAACTCGACGTTTGCCTGATATTCGGCAGTGCGGGTGGTATCGGCCCAATTCTCGGGCATGGCGGGTCTCCCGATGGAAAAAGCAAAAGCTGTTGCGATTTCGATCGGGGTGTCCGCTGGACGCGGGGCCGCTCTGGGCTGGTATCGCCGGCCTTGCGGCGCCCCTGCTTTCGGGGAGTGCACCGGGGCCGCAGAAGCGGGGTGTCCGGGTGAGACGGGGCAGACTGCTAAGACACCCCGTCTCGACGCGAGGAATGTTACGGGAGCGCCCCTCCCGTCAAGGTCCGAACTGGAAACACGGCATTATCGCGCCGCCTGGGCATTGGCCGCGTCGAGCAGCTTCCGCCGCGCGCGCATCGTGTCGGGGTCGCCGGCCCTGATCTTGTCGCGGTTGGCCTGATCAAATTCCTTGATCTGGTCCTTGGCATTGCTCGCATCGCCACCGCCAAGCCCGGCACCCTTCCCGTCCGGATCCACCCGCACGGGCTCGCCGAATTTCTCGGCCAAGCCGAAGGCGAGCTTCATCAGGTTGCCCGTGCCCAGGCGGACATCCAGCTCGGTCACTACCGCTTCGTCCAGGCCAAGCGATTTGAACAGCCCCTGCGCCGAGGCGAGCTTGGCGTCATAGTCGGGGGTCGCTCCCTTGAACGCCTTCAGTTCGGCTTCGCTTGCGCTGTTCCGCTCGGCGATATCCTTCGCGACGAACTCGTTGTTCCAATCCGCCAGCGCCTTTGCCCAGCGCGGCGGCAGGCCGATTTCGTGTGCCTTGGCTCGGAACGCATCGGCGAACTTCGCCGCCGGCCCGGCCGGATCGACGCCCTCCGGCAAGCCGATCGCATATTCGCTTGGGTCAGCCGGGCGCAGCGTCTCGCCGAACTTCGACCAGGCCGCATCGTCGTCGCCGCTGGGCAGCACCACGCGCGAGCTGGCCACCTTGCGCGCCTCGACATGGCCGCGCGCCAGTTCTTCCAGCGAGGCATAGCGCGAGAGCGTTGCGTCCCCCTTCAGTTCGTCGGGCAGACTCGCCATCCATTCGGGCGCCGCCGCGCCGGCAGGCGCGCCACCGGCACCGCCCGCGCCGCCGTCACCCCCGGCACCGCCTTCGCCGGCGCCCTCCACAAGATCAGTCATCTTCATGCTCCCGTAGCTGGCGTGTGAGCGCCGCCAGCTTTGCGCCGTCCAGCTCCAGGCCGGACATCAGGTACAGCGCCAGCTCGCGCGCGCCTTCGCGGCGCGCATGCTCGCGCGGATCGGTGTGAAAACTGCTGTCATGCACGCGACCGCGCTTCGCGATCTCGGCGAAGAACGCAGCCGCATCCGGCGTCAGCGTGCCATCTTCTTCCCGGAACAGCCGGCGATACCGCGAATGGCGCGAGGTCAGAGCCGCCAGGCGCTCGCGGATTGAGCGGCGGAAGGCTGCCGCGCGCTGGCCCAGCGACAGGCCGTCAGGCTGGGAGGACATTGCTTGCCCCCGCGCGCGAAAGCTTGTCGGCCACGTCCGCCACCACCGGCGCGGCTTCTAGGAGTTGCGCCGCCTGCGCCTGTCCGGCCACCGCCTGATCCTTGGCCTCGCGCTCGGCTTCGTCGGTTTCCCACGCGGCCGGTGCCGAGTGCACCCAGGCGAGGCCGGAGACGATCTTGCGGAAATCGTAGATCGTCAGGAAATCATCGATCAGTTGCGGCTTGGCCTGGATCAGCGGCGTCACGCCCTGCAGCAGCTGATAGAAGCCGCCGGCTTCCTCGGCGCGACGTGCGCGCGCCAGCGGGTTTTCGTACTGCGACTGATAGCTGCCGCCGGCCTCGCGGACCTCGCCCGGCATGTCGTCGAGCAGGCCGATTTCGCCCATCAGGTCAAGTTCCCGGTCCGTGCCTGGGCCGAACCATTCGGTTTCCTGCCGCCCCAGCGGCGAGAGCAGCAGCCCCTTTTCCTGGGCGCGTTCCATGATCGCCGCGGCCGAGACGTGGCTTTTCAGCCCGCCGTCATTCTGCTGCACCAGGAACAGATCGTTGAAAAAGGCCTGTTGGATCCGCTGGCGGGTGTCCATCAGCATTTCGCGGGCGCCGCTGATGTCGATGCCTTCGAACATCGCTCGCACCTTCGGGTTTCCGTCCGCGTCGAGGCCGCCATAGGTGACGCCGCCCGCGAAATACTGGATCAACCCGTCCAGATCGTCATCGGCGGCGAGCAGCGCCGGGCGCCCCATGAATTCGCACGCGGTCACGATGTCGCGCACCATCTGCTGGCATTGCTTTACATCGGGCAGCACCGACATGCCGGGGCCGCGGCCGTAGGTTTCGAACGGCGCCTTCTCGTACCGCGAATAGACGCGCGGCATCGATCGATAGCCGCCGCGATCAAAGATCGCCTTTTCCGCGATATCGACATGGCAATGGGCCCAGGGCTTGCCCAGCCAGTCCATCCGGCCTTCCTCATAGCGGACGTTGGGTTCGATCACTTCCAGATAGTCGTTCTTGCGCTCGGGATCGGGCGTCGGCCCTTTCAGCGCCTTCGCGGCCGAGGGCGGGATTTCGTTCGGCCAGCGCTGCGCCGCCTGTCGCGCCGTGAGGGTGAAGCGGCGGTGCATCGTGTCGACGCGGCCCCAGGCATCCTCCGCCACCCACAGCGAGCCGATATGATCGCTGCGATAGAACAGGCCGAGCGGGCGACCCATCTTGTCGCGCCGCACCTCGATCCACGTCGCCTGATTGCCGAAGGCGAGCAGCGACGCCCAGCTTTCATGCGCCTGCGTATCGAAGCCGGAAAAGGGCATAGTGCGCAGCTGGAACAGCTGGGCCGTCTTGCGCTGGTACCATTCGCGCACGTGGCGCAGCTTGCCCAGTTCTTCGTCGCGCGGGGCGAGCACCTGCCACCGCGTGCCCTTGGGCATGGAATAGCCTTCGCACACCGCGATACCGCGATCCATCGCGAGCATCGCGGTGCTGTCGAAGATTTTGCTCGACCGCTTCTGACCTTGCGGACGCATGCCGCTCAGTTCGAGGAAATCGGCCTGCCGGGGAAGCAGGTGCTGGGCGACATCCTGCCACATGGCATCGAAGTTCATCCGATCGGCCTCCATGGCCGATTGGCGCTTCAGGATCGCGGTTGCGTCGTCCATGCCCTGCCTCCCCTTTCGTTCAGTTCACAGCGAAGGCGAGGTGCCCGGCGGGCAGCCGTGCTTCGTGGCCACCGCCGATCACCAGCGGCTGCATCAGCCGCGTCATCGCCCAGTGGCCGTTCGAATGGAGCCAGACGGCTTCGATCCGCGCCGAGGGCGCCATCAGGGGGAAGTCGATCGCTTCGTTGACGATCAGGCGTCCGCCTTCGCCGCTGATGGCGGCAGGCCGGATCGGCACCGACATCCCGGCGAGGAAGCTTTCGCCCTCGCTGAAATACAGCTCCGCACCGTCGATCAGCACATCGCCATCCACGCCGCCGAGCGCCGCGCAGGCCTCTCCGAACAGGCGAACGGCATTTTCCCGTTCGACCGCGACATTGCGATCAGTCAGCGCGAGAGCGGCAGCCTGGACTTCCGCGTCCCGGGCGATGCGATCCCGCTCGGCGTCCAGTGCGGCCTGGACATCATCGAACACGGGCGCAGCAGGTCCACCGGCGGGTGCGCCTTCGACGCCGCCCTGATCCTGCGCACCCTGATCATTACCACCCTGCTCGCCGGTGCCCTGATCATCAGCGCCCTGCCCCTCGGCCAGTGCGGCGAGACGGACATCGATCGCAGCAACCAGCGTGCTGCGCGTCTTCCCCTCGCCTTCCGCTTCCTCGAGCGCACGGAGCTGCTCGAGCTGTTCCTTGTTCAGCGCGGCAAGCTTGGGCTTGATATCATCCACCTTCAGGCCCTGCAGCGCGTTTACGTCGGTCGTTTCCATCGTCGGTTCCTTCCAATCGTCGGAGGATCAGCCCCCCGGTCCCAACAGCGTCTTCGCGGCGGGTGTCGCGGCGGCGGCATCGCCGGCATAGGTGTTGCCCGCGCCGCCCGTGCGGCGGCGGCGAAGATCTTCGCGCCGCGCCAGCTCGGCAGCCGCATCACGCGTGGGGACGGCAGCGGCCGCCTGCTGAACCTGTGGCGTGGCTGCCTGTGGCTTTGGCGCCAAGAGCTTGCCGACGACGCTCCCGGCGGCGGCAACCCCGCCACCGATCAGAAGCGGCACCAAAGCTGGAGCTGCGAAAGCCATCCTATCCTCCCGAGAAATAGCCGTTGCCGAAATTGGCGCCGCCTTGGCCGGCCGCGCGGGCCGCCGCACGGCCCTTGCGCTGTTGCTTGCCGAGGATCTCCGCCACGGCCGCGCCGTCCGCCATCGCGGCGTATTGCAGCGCGTCCTGCACGTGGCTGAACATGTTCTTCCGTGGCTCGCTGTCGAACCGGCCTGTACCGTCTCCACCCACGGCAACGCGCTGGTAGTGATAGCCTGAGACGAACCCCCGGCGCAGAACCTTGCATTCCTTCGCCATGACGAAACCGGGGTGCTGGCCATCGATCAGCGCCAGCATCGGGCGGCGGACCGCTTCCAGGCGCACGTGCAGCTGGTTGGTCCGCGCCGGCTTGATTGGCCGGTGGATCTGCGCGGAGACGATCTGGAGCCAGCTTTTCTCGTTGCCGCTCTTGTCGGTGCCGTCCTTCGCCGAAGGATCGCAGACGAACTCGATATCCTTTTCGCGCTCGAATTCGCGAAAGCCCGAGCTGGCGCTTGTGCCGGTCGCGATCCGATGAAGCGTGGAAACCGACTTCCGCGACAGCTGGATCGACGGGAACCGCTCGGCGATGAACCGCGCCACCGCCTGCCCGAAGCGCGTGGGCCCCACGCCGGACAGCGCTTCGTCGCCTTCCGGGAACACGCACAACTCGGCTAGCACCCGCAGCTGGCCCAGGCTGTCGCGCTGGACGAACACCGCGGCGGGGGTAAGCCCCGCGTCCATGCCAACGATCAGCGTGCGCGAAGGATCGAATTCGACCGTATCGGCGATATGCCGGTGGAAGTTGAATTCCGGATAGACCGGCTGGCCGTGCTGCAGCGGCACCGGCTTGTTGTCGATCATGCGATCGATGTAGTTCCGCTTCGATTTGTTCAGCGCGATCTGCAGCGCATAGTATCCGGCGGGCAGGTTTTTGAGGTTTTCGGCGCCGGGCTCGCGTGCGCCGGGCTGCAGGAACGTCTCGACCAGCGGGCGACCGTTCAGCGCCTCAATCAGCGCGGGGTCATCGCCCAGGCTGAAATCTTCATCGATCAGCGTCTTGTACGCGTGATTGTCGATGTCCGGCATGTTGAGATCGACGATGATCTGGGGATCGACCACCAGGCGCGGATCAAGGTCGCTGAAACGGCCGACGCGGCCGGAGAGGTAGGGCAGCAGCTCGCCGGGCAGCGTGTCATATTCGTTCGCCCAGGCCGCGTTGATTTCCCAGCCGCGCGTGATCGCCTCGACCGACTTGTCGCCGATCGCGCGGAACTCGGCTTCAACATCGCAGATATCCGTGGGCGCACCACTGATCGGATCGGTAGCGAGGATGACGCGGAAGGTATGCCGCCGCGGCGCGTCCCACACGAACTTCCCGCGTTCCTCGGGGACGACCTTGAACCACGACGACAAAACGTTGGCGTCCAGGTTCGGATAGGTGTCGCGGATCACGCCGATGCGCGCCTTGCGCATCTTGAGCCCATCGCGCTTCCGCACGCGCGGTTTCTGTTTCACGGCGATCGCCAGCAGCTTCTGGCAGCAGGTGATCGTCTTGCCCGAACCGACTGGGCCGATGATGCCGGCCACGAATGCGCGGCTTTCGAAGAACCGGGCCGCAACCGGGCCCACCATGTCGAGGACACGGCCGTCCATCATGCGCCCGGCTCCGCAGCTTCGCCGGCAGCGCTTCGCAACTTCGCAGCGTGCGCGCGCAGCTGCTCGGCCACCGCGTCGAGCGCATCCGCCGTTTCCAGCAGCGTCGCATCGGACAGGCCACGCTCGGCCGACGCGTATTTCCGCACCGTGCGCGTGTCGAGCTTGAGGTGGGCCGCCAGGCGGGCCTTGCCCATCAACTCGCCGGCCACTTCGAACAACCGAACGCGGATCAGCCGCGTACGGAAATCACTGGGCCGCTTTTCCGGCCCACGCGGCGGTTGATCCACAGGGTTCACCGAACACCCCCGTTGACGATCGCCTGCGCGGCGCTAGGCTGCCCAGCTCGCGCCCGGCTCACATTCCAGGCATTCGCGCTACCACCCCGCTGCCCGATGGCCGCGGCGACGCGCATCCCCCCGACCCCGGCGCGAGCGGGTCCGATTTCGCGCATGGCCTCAGCCTTTCCCTCACCCCGACCCCGGTGCCCGGCGGTCTTATGTCGCGGCAGGAGCCGAACCGCCCCAGGCGTCCAGAAGGACAGCGCCAAATCGCTGAAAATCACGTGCGACGTGGGGGGAGGAACAAGGCGCGCGGCGATGGGGGGAAGCCCCCCCTCGGCCTTCGGCCGACCACCCCCCACCGGCTCGCGGTGAAGCTGCGATACCTGACGCGCCGAGTGGAAAAGCGATGCCTTTCCAGCCACATAGGCCATGCGTTCCGACTGCATCATTCCGACACCTCCGGATCGACATCGAAAAAGTCAGCATTATCAGCCTCTTCGCCGTCGCCCTCAGGCACCTCGGCGAACTCGGCTCGGAGCTGCTCGACCTGCTCGGCCGAATGCGTGAGGCCGGCGATGGCCAGGTGCAAATCGCCCTTCACCGTCATGTCGATCGCGACCGGCTTCTTGCCGTGGAAGTAGGGCATCAGATCCAGGGCAACGCGCGCCTGCCGGTCCCACGCTTGGGCCATGGTGCAGCCCAGCTCGGCGGCGAGCAGCTCGACCGGCCGGGCGATCATCCGCATCAGCTTGACCGCCGGATCGGGCCCGAACTGGCCCAGGTAGCGCGCCAGGTCGGCGGTGCTGCGGTTCACCGCGCCGGGCTTCCGCCCCCGCGCGCCCTGCGCCCGCCACTCGGCCACCGCCTCCGCCATCGACCCGCCGCGCGCCCGCTGGATCGCCAGCACCTCCGCCGCGTCGGGCTCCAGGCAGTCTTCGGACGTGAGAAGGTCGAGCTGCTCGGCCTGGGCGACCGGCGCGACGGCGCGGCGCGCGTCCTCGACCGCTCCCGCCACCACCGCTGCCGTACCTCGCGCTTCGCTCACCCCAAATGCCCCTAAATTGGCAGTTGCGGCGGATCAGGTACCGCACGGGAAGCGCGCGGGTCCAAGGCGGAACGTTGACCGTGACACCGTGACACGTCGTCTCGGGCGGTGTCACGCCCGCGTGTAACGCCTAAGCTACTGTAATTATGGCTCTATATATTAGATGCTACACCGATACACAAAACCCAACGTCTATACGCGTATGCACACACGCGCGCACACGCGTATAGCGCGCGTGCAACGCGCGTGTCGCGGTGTCACACCGGCTGATTAATCTAACGATATCAGTGATTTGCAGCGCTACACCGCCCGGTACACAGACTGCTACACCCCCCGACCCGGTGTGTAGCAGCCACGGAAGCGCCGCTAATTTCTTGCCTGCCATCGATCGGGTCAGGGCGCAAGAGGCGCAAGACGGCCGCAACACACCAACGCAACCGCCGGGTTCGAGGTATGATGCCGCGGGCCAGCCTCCCGCGCTGGGCGCGCGAAGGCTGGCCCGCGAGTGCTATGCGCGCCGCCGATCGGGTCGGGGCGATGGTCGGGCGGAGGATGGCGCGGCCGTGCCGGCCGCGAGCATGATGCCGCGTGCCGCACCGCATCGCACGCTGACCGCGCGCAATGCTGGCACGCGAGTGCCAGCACGGCACATGTGACCTGATAAGTATATACCCCTAGACCCTTGAGAAGGTGTTGCTTTGGCATAACTATCCCCCTCGGGGCGGGGCGAACCGCGCGGGGGAGTACAATGGCGGATCGCGAGACGGTGTATTGGCAGGACGTGCCTAGCGAATACTATGCCGAGCCAGATCGGAGCGCCTTCCACATCATCGATTATGTAGGCAGCCGGCGCGTGCATCGCGTCGTCCCCCGCGCTGTGTTTTTAGCCCAGCTCGACCAAGCAATCAGGTTGGTCACCGCAAGCACACAGAGCGCATCCGTGATCGAGCTTCGCAAGCACAATCGCCCGTGATTAATGATTGCACTTTGCTTACCTCGGGAATTACCCTTCAACATAAGGTTTGCACCCGGTTTCGACGGTAGATAAGGCTGCGCTGTTATGTCCACACCCTTCGACCCTGCCGTTGAAGCTCGGTTTCATGAGCTAATCGGAATTCTAATAACGCAATGGTCGCGTATCCACGAAACTGTTGTTCAACAAACAACTTCCATCCAGATGTGGATATACCTTCAACAAAAGCGAGATTGGTATAAAAAGAAGGGCGGCGATTCTTGGACTGGCAGCGTTGGAGATGCCTTGGTTTTCCCTGAGAAACGGTGGCGGCTCTATCTGAAGTATTTTATCCATCTCTCTCGTGCCGCCCGCGGCAACGATCAGGATCATGAAATTCAACTTCAAAGGGCTACGAGCAAACTCCACAAGCTATACAAGATCAGGAACGATCTAGCCCACGGCCAGCTTAGCATAAACATTATGGACAACCCGCCGACGGCAACGTTTCGGACAAGCGAGTGGGTCCACGAGTGGCTCGATGGCGAAATAGAAAGATCAAGGCCGAAAAAGTGGCTCGCTCTTCCGTTAGAGGACCGCACCTATCAAGCGCTCCAAGACGCTAAGCGAAAGGTTAAGAAGCCGGAACCGATGGAGCGAACTTACACGCTCGATGAGCTATCCGCTGCATTGCGAGAGATGCAAGATGTGTTCGCCAAATTGCATCGCCTCAACCATCATGATCCTAGCATCGTTCCTGTGGCTCCGAAGGTTCCAGTGTCATAGCGCCGTCTCCATCTTTTGCACTGCGATCGCCGGTGCATCCTCTTCCCCAGGCAGCGCCACGGCGATCGGGATCAGCGTGCAGCGGCTTTGGTGGCCGGCGAAACGGATCGCCGCACGCTCGCGCCCGCTCTTGATCGCACCCGGGAGCCGCGCCAGCGCCTGGGTCCACACGCCATCGCGGAACTTTGTATCCTGCAGCAGCCGCGCGAGGCCCACATGGTTGGTGGCCACGGCCAGCCAGTCCTTCCCGTCTTCCTGCACCACCTTGAGCCCGATGCGGCCGATCGCCGCCTGGGCCTTGGCCCGCCTCTCCTTCGCCTCGGTCGCGGCCGGATCCAGCGCGGTGCTGATCAACGGCGCCGTGGCGTCCATCAGCCATTCGGAAACCAGCCGCTGCGGCCCCACGCCCACCAGATTGACCGGCATCGATCGCAGGTGCGACAGGCACAGCATCGGTTCGGCCTCGGCCGAGCTGGTTTCGTCCATCGCCTCGCGGCCGAGCAGGCCGCCCCACAGCGCCAGTTCCTCCGCATCCGGCTCGCCATCGTGCAGCAGCAGCTCGGCCGCCGCGCGCAGCGTGCCGAACTGGTCGGCCGCGCGGTTCTTCTGCTTGCCGATGTCGATCAGCGCGTCTCGATAGGCGTCGAGCAGCATCGACCAGCGGTGCCAGTTGTCCGCGAACCGCTTGAGCAGCCACGCGCCGATCGCGCGCAGCTCGCCCACATGGCGATCGAAGTTCGGCGATCGTGCGCCCGGCGGCAGCGCGCCCAACTCCAGATAGGCGAAGCGGCTGCGATCGGCCGGCTCCATCGGCGGCACGAGGATCGACGAGAACAGGAAGCAACTTTCGGCGCGGAACTCGGTCGCCTTATGGTCCTGCCCGCCCTTGAGCATATTGCCCTGACTGGTCGCGGCCAGGCGCGCCAGCTCGATCAGCGCATAGATCTTCGAATTATCCTTGTCCGCCTCGCTCTCGTCCAGGTTCACCGGCAGCGATTGCTGGCCCAGCGTCTGGCGGACGCCCGCTTCCGATGCCTTGGGGCTCTGCAGGATCGCGCCGTTGAACAGGTATCCGATCAGCTCGAGCAATGTCGACTTGCCGGCCTCGGCGCCGCCGGTCACCCACACCAGCGGCCGGTATTTCAACGCGCCGCCCACCATCGCCGCGCCGAACCAGCCGAGCAGCAACACGGGATCGATCATCGGCCGTGCCCAGTTCCACGTGCGCAGGATCTCCAGCAGCAGCCGCGACGGCGAGGCGTCGGACGGGATTTCCACACCCCGATCGCGCAGCCAGGCCGTCAGCCGCGGCGCCATCACCTCGGCCTTGGCCCTGGGCGCGCCGTCGGGACGGGGTATGGGCGTCTGCATCGGATAGACCATCCCGCCATATTCGCCCGGCCGAACCCATCGGCCGTTGATCAGCAGGTGATTGCCGCAATGGAGGATCAGCGATCCGTCATCGGCGCGCCAGGCGCCACGGCCGCGCACGCGCTCGCGCGGGTTCCACACCCCCTTCTGCGCGCAGGTGTCCATCAGCAGGGCCGAGACGATTTCGGTGTTCCAGCCCACCGTTACCCATTCCTTGATGACGTTGCCATCCTTGTCCTTCACCGGCTTGCCGGCTTCGTCGACCTGGGCAATTTCCTTCCGGCGCGGCCATGCGCGTTCGAGGTAATTGCTGTCCGGCGCGAACATGGCGACGATATGCTTGTTCGCCACTTTGTCCGGCGCCAGCGCGCGCAGCTCGCCCAGCGCGGTCAGGAAATAGAAGGTGCCGTTTTCGGTGCCCACCGGCACCACCGGGCAATCGTCCGGCATCTCGCTTTCGGGCCGCGCATGCCGAGGCCCGGCAAAGCCGGCGCCTCCTGCATGATCGTCAATTTCCGGTTCTTCGATCCGACTGAGCGCCTCGCGGATCGGTTGAAGGTGGCCCGTCATGCCTGCCCCGCCCCTGTTATGTTTATGACCGCATCTCGGCGAAGCGCCTGCGCTTTAAGCCGTGCGGGGTTTCCCAGCCGTCACGCATGCCCGGCCGCAGCTGCAGCGCGCGGCGAACGGCAAGGCCGGTCTCGGTCAGCGCCCCAGAATGATCGGCGACGTTGCAATGAATGGCGACGCGCAGGAGGCCGGAGGTCGATCGCGATCGGCGCCAGTCGGTGAAATCGTACCCGGCGCGCAGATGCGCCACGATGCTGCAGGGGATGCGGTGCACGCCCATGGCATCGCGATATTCCCAGATCGCATAGCGAACCATGCCGGTAGGCCTGCGATGCGCGCCGATCGGCGACAGCTCGCACCAATTTTCCCCTGCAGCTACCTTCATTTCAGCCCAGCCGAACCGTGGCGCCCGTCTGCGCGGCGATGCGCGCTTCGTATCGCCGCGCCTCTTCTTCCATGGCGGTAGTGATCGCCTCGGCATACTCGAACGCGGTGCAAATCCCCTTGGCCACCAGCAGGTGCGCAAGCGCACTCGTTTCGACCATCGCCGAATTGATGCCGACGCGCAGATGCTTTGGCGAGCCGCATTTACTTCCCGCCGACTGCTCGAACGCAACGCCAGACTGCATCGCGTGGCAAGCTGCTTCGTATCGCTGCCGCTGTTCTTCGTTAAACATTGCCAAGTCCCTTCTGCGCCACGTCGTTGATGTCCTTCGCCCCGCCCGGCGGGTTGACGAACCCCACCCGGCGGCCCGCCTCGCGGTGCTTCGCTACCGCGCCGCGCAGCAGCGTTTCCGCGTCGCTGCCCGGCGGATCGTTGTCGCGCAGCCAGATCAGGCGCCCGCCCTCCGGCTGGCCGAGAATGTCGGGAAGCTGCAGCTGGCCGAAGAACGGCAGCGCCACGGTGGAAATCACCCGGATCGAAGGGTCCGCGCACGCGGCGGTAAGCCCGTTCTCGATGCCCTCGCTCGCGAAAACGTCCTCGCCCGGCTTCAGGCCGTGCAGCGGCTGGCGGTTCGTGCCCTTCCACAGCGGGATATGCCCGCCGGCCGGGCTGGCCAGCACCTTCTTCGGATCGTTGGGCTCGCCCTTCTCGTCATAGCCGAGCTGGTCCGGTCCCGCCTTGCCCCAGCGGCCGCGCGCATCCTGCGCCAGCCAGATCCGGTGCGTGGCGATATGCGCGCCGGCCAGCGACGTGACCATGGCGACCAGCGCCGGGCCCACATAGGGTTCGGGGCCGCCCGGCACCCGCACGCCATATTGCACGGCCGGATGATAGCGCAGCGCGCCAGGCGTGCGCCCGCCGCTCGCCTGGGCCAGCACCGCCAGATCGATGCCGCGATTGCGCAGATATTCGTCGACCGGATCGCCGCGCTCCAGCCGCCGCGCCGATTGCCACCGTGCGACCGCGCTGGCGATGATCGCCTGCCGCTGCCGCGCCGCGTCCTTCTGCCGGCGCTCGGCATTGGCCTGGGCTTCCAGGCGCATGGCGTCGATCCGCGCGCGGTCCACCTCGGGCCCCTCGCCGTCGGCGATGCGCAGGAAGCTCTTGGCCCACTGCACCGCCCGTTTCCGATCGCCGCCGAACAGCGCCTGCTCGATCAGGCACAGCATGTCGCCGCGCGCCTGATCGCCGCCGGCAAAGTCCTTCCACATGCCGCGCTTGGGGCCGCCGCCGACATGGATCGACAGCGACGATCCCGGCTCGCCGCCCAAGCTGCCCAGCACCATTTCATGGCCGGCCTTGCGCGCATTAGGGAACAGCTCGCGCACCACCGCCTCGGCGCGGTCGCGCAGCATGTTTTCGATTTCGCCGACTTCGATCAAATCCCGTCTCCGCCGATCCTCGGCCTTGGCCTGGGCGGCCAGCATCGCGGCCACCATCTTCGCGTTCGCGGCGGGCAGGCCGGCGCGCGTCGTCACTTCCTCGGTCGAGGGGCCTGCATGGAACAGCGACACGGTATCGCGCACCACCGCCAGCGGTGCGCCCAGCTCGCGCACGATCGCCTCGATCGAGCGGCCCCCATCCCACAGGTTCAGGATGCTGCGCTCGCGGGCGCTCAGCCCGTCGCCCGCGGTGCGGTCGAAGGCGGCACTAGCCATCGGCCAGCATCCGGCACGTGTCGCACAGCGCCACCCAGCCATGGCCGGTGACGAAGCGCACCGCGTGGCAAAGGTTGCGGTCGCACCAATAGCAACCGCCCTTCGGCGATCGGCGTGCAAATGGGTCCGTCACCACCAGGGGCCGGGGCTGCATCACTTTTCATGCTCCACGGCTTCCAGCACCGCGTCGATCCGCTGCGCCAGCTCGCCGGGTGTCGGCAGGCGATCGTCGATCGGCGGGGCCGCGCCGCAGCGTGCCGCGATCTCGCGCAGCCGCTGCTTCACCGCCTCCGGCTGCTTCCGCGCGCCGTAGGGCCCGCGCGGCTTGTACTTGCGTCGGGCCGCGCCTTTACGCGCCGCCTCCGATCGCTTGCTGCTGTCCACCCATTTGCCCTTGGTCATGTCAGGCTGCCTTTCCCAACACCGCGGCGCGCGCTTGCCGCGCCACCTCCGCCACCTCGCCCAGGCGCTGGCGCCAGCGGGGCAGCGGATAGAAATCGTTCGGCTGCACCTCCCCGCCGGTCAGCAGGAAATAGCGTTCGAGCACGTCGGGGGCCGGGCGGCGCACGCCCGTCTCGTAGCGGTGCACCGCCGATCGGTCGGCAAGCTCCAGCTCTTCGGCCATCCGCTCCAGCGTCCAGCCCTTGCCTTCTCTCCATTCGCGTGGATGCATCCGGCCTGTCCCATCTTGACGTTGCCAAAATGGCTATACTCCACGTTGCCATTATGGCAATATGCCAATATGGAAACAGCCCGGATCGGCTATTACCGGCTGGTGGCAAACGACGATGAGCCCCCGCACCGGATAGAAGAACTGATGGAGGCCGCCGGCCTCAATCAGGCCGAGCTTGCGCGCCGCGCGAACGTGACCGCTTCGAGCCTCAACAAGGTGATCAAGGGCACGCGCGGCCTGGATCTGGACTGGATGATCCGCCTCGCGCGTGCACTCTCCACCGAGGAAGCGCCGGTCTCCCCGGCCGACCTTCTCCCGCGCAGCGTCAATCCATGGCTGCTCGACGAGGAAGAGCGCGCGCTGATCGATGCCCGCCGCCATGCCGACCAGGCCCAGCGCGAGACGTTCAAGCGCGTCGCCGAAGCCGTTCTTCCCTTCCGCGAGCGCAAGCAGGAAGACGCCGCGTAGCGGACGCATTGCCAAAACGGCAACATATCGCTTGACGACGTTGCCAATTTGGCAATAGAAGGACCGCCGTTCACCGGAACGGAGGTCCACCATGGCTACCCCGATTGCCAGCCAGGACAGGTTCACCTGCGGCCTTGGCTATATCATGCAGCGGCTGGGGCAATCCCACCGCAGCGCCCGCTGGCAGATCGCCTATGTCAACCAGCTGATCGAGAGCGAAGGCTTTCCGCGCCCGCTCCCCTACTTCACCCGCACCGCCACCGGCGGCGGCCGCATGTTCCGCGAGGCGCGGAACGCCAGCCGCTGGCCCACCGGCACCGTCGACCAGTGGTTCGACGGCCACGCCCCCGCCATGCCCGACGCGGCCGCCGAGCGCGAAGCCGTCGAGGAAATGGACGAAGCCGCCAGCCGGATCGGCCAGCGCTTCCGCGTGATCGACGGAGGCATCGCGGCATGAGCTGGCAGCACGCCCCCATCGTGGTGGCGTTGCTCGCCGCCGCACCGACGATCGCTGACAGCTATCGCCGCATCTTCACCGAACTGCGCCGGCGCGACTGGCGCACGGGAGCACCCCGCACATGAGCACCGTGTCTTTTCACGTGCCCGCCTGGGCCAATGGCCCCGCGCTGCGCGATATCGTCTCCGCCCGCCGCGATCAGATCGAGAACCGCGGCTTCACCCGCGAACATGATCTGGCGTTGCACCCGGCCCAGCTGCCCGAGCTGGCGGCCCAGTACATCGCCGAGGCGATGGACGTGCTGCACGGTACGCCGGGCCTGCTGCCGCCCGATCCGCGCGACCATCTCGTCCAGGCCGCCGCGGTGCTCTGGGCCGCGATCGACCGCATCGACGTGGGCGGCCTCACCGAACGCCATCAGGAGCGCGAGGCATGATCACCGCCATCTATCGCCCGCGCACCCGGGACATCCGCGTCATGCGCGACGACGGCTCGCACTTCGATCTGTCGCCCGCCGAGGCAATGCGGCTCAGCAAGGCGCTGCTTGAAGCGATCGACGTGCCCACGCTGGTCGCCTCGCTCACCGCCGAGGCCGAACCGATGACTTCCGGCAACTACAAGCTGGAGATCACGCACCCCGTCGTGCGGGACACCCAGCCATGAGCCGCCTTCCCCGCCCGCTTCGCCACAAGGTGGTGAACCAGCTCGATCGCCTGCTCACCCTGCGCGAGCTGGTCGACAAGGGCGCCCCGCTCACCCGCGTCGAGCGCGAGGAGCTGGAGGCGCTGGAAGACGCGATGAAGGAGCGCGCCCGCTGGATCCCCGAGCAGCTGGACAAGGCCTGCGCCAAGGTCCGCGCGCTCAGCCAGAAGAAATGGCGCGTCACCCAGCAACTGGAGGCTGCCCGCAAGCGCGTCGCCCGCCTCAAGGCCGAACAGGAGCTGCGGCCATGAACCTGGCCATCCTCGTCATTGCATATCTGATCGCCGGGTGCTGCTGCGCCCTGACGCGGCTGGACGATATCGAAGCCGATATGGTCGGCTGCGATCCGCTCTGGCCCGTGCTCAAATGGGTCGCGACATGGCCCGCATGGGTGCGCAAATGACCGAGCGCCGCCTCACCGACGATTTCGCGATGCGCTCGCCGCTCGCGGAGCGCCAGCCCCACCGCGTGCCGCTGGCCGAGATTGTCGCCGAGGTCACGCGCGAGGTGCATCGCCGACGCGAGGCCTATCCGATCATGGTGCAGCGCGGCTCGCTCGACCAGACCGAGGCCCGTCGCCACCAAGCGGTACTGGCGGCGATCCAGGCGGACCTTGCCAGCAGCTTCGATCTTTCGGGAACGCAGCCGCTGGCCAGCGACGACGATCCCGCGCCGATCAGCTGGGGCGCCAAGGTGCGCGAGCTGCGCCGCGAATTGGCGATCCGCCGCGCCGCATATCCCAAATGGGTGGCGAGCGCGACGAACCCTCTCACCGAGGCCGATGCACGCATTCGCCTCGAGGCGTTCGATGCCGCACACTATCTCTACTGGCACCAGCTCCTTGGCTTCGGCGGCCCGGTCAAGTTCGCCGATCGGATCGACGCGGCGCTTGCGGGCGATCGGACGGCGCTGGCCCGCATCCACTTCCTCGCCGAACGCGGCGCCGATCGCGCGCGCGGCCCGGCATGGCGCGATCATGGCGACGAGGCGGACGGCGCTGTCGATCCCGGCGCCGCCTGGGCCGCCGCGGCCGAGCTGGCCAAGGGCGTGGCCCAGGGCACCCACCCGCTGGAGGTATTCGCGGCCGCCCCGCTCGCCCGCATCGCCCGCACGCTGCGCCAGCAACGGGAAGGCTTCCTCGCCCGCAACGTGCCGCCGCTGCTCGCCGCCCAGGTCGAAGCGGACAGCCTGTTGTACGACGTGGAGTGCTGGCTTGGCCTGCTCGCCATCCGCCACGGCGCGATCACCAGAGACGACTTCATCGGCGCGCCTGCCCCGCATTGGGCCGTGGCCGCCTGAAATCCCCCCGGTCGCCTCGGCCGCCCACCCTCGGGTCAAAACATAAGGGCGGCGACCACCCCCCGCGCGGTGCCTTCGAGGCGGGCACCGCGCACCCACCGGAGCCCGTCATGGATGACATGCTTTTCCAGCTGGAGCGCGAAGGCTCGACGATCCGCGTTCTGAATTTCAGCGACCAGCCCAATTGCTCGGTCGGCGTCGTCGTGTCGAACAGCCCCACGATGTTCGGCACCGGCATGGCGCTCACCCCGCGCGAAGCCCTGCAGCTCGCCGAAGCCCTGATCCGCGGCGTGGTGCAGCCCGTGCCCAGCCGCCCCGGCCAGGCGCCGGATGCCGCCCAGTGCCGCGAGCGCGCCCTGTCGTCGCAGTTCAACGAGCTGGTCGACCAGATCGTCGCGCTGGAAGACGAGAACCACCGCCTGCGCACGGCAATGATGGAGCCGCTGTCATGAGCAGCGCCGAGAGCCAGCCAACAGTCGATCGCGGCATCACAGTCGGCAAGTCGTGGCCACGTCCGGCGACGCCATCGCCGCTCGTACCCCGCTGGGAGGGTGAATTTGTCTCGCATGGCGACTGGGTGAATTTCGCAGCGAAGCGCCTGACCGTCGCAACCGACAGCAATGGCCGCGACCTAAGCGCGATTTGCGTGGACGCGATCGGCCGGCGCTGCGCGAATGGCCGCGACTTCGATCGAGCGGAGAAGGAAGGCACCTTCCCGGTCCGGTACTTCTGGGATTGCGAGTTGCCCTCGCAAGATCCGGTTCGGTTTTTGCCGATGGAGAGCTGGGACAAGCGCGACGAGCCCGTTCTTCTGCTGATCGACTATGCGGGTGACGGGCAACATGCGCTCGACGACGCGACGATCGCCATCACCATCGGCCATAACAACGATCACAATGTTGGACCGGAAGAAGCCCAAGGCTGGCGTTTCGCCGGCTGGTGCTGGTCGCACGATCACTATGTCGAGGGCGCCGGCAAGCCGATCGGCTGGCACCCCCTATCAGCCTTCCATGCGCTCGCACGGGCGATGGAAGAGGCGCGCGATCAGCAGGCAGGCGTGGTGCGCATATGACCGCGCCGCTGGAATGGCGCTGCTTCCACTGCGGCGACGTGTTCACCGATCCCCATGCCGCCGCCCAGCACTTCGGCATCGACGAGGGGAAGAACACGGCCTGCAAGATCAAGGGATCGGAACACGGCCTGATCAAGGCGCTGCGCGATGCCGAGGCCGAGGCGGACGAGGCGATCCAGCGGATGCACAGCGAAAGCACCGATGCCGCGAAGGCGTACCATCGCCAGCGCACCAGGCATGTCCAGGCGCTGATCGCCGCCGAGGAAGTCGGGTACGCTCGCGGCATGCGCGATGCCCGCGCCGAGCTGGCGCAGCCATTGCTCAAGGCGCTGGAGAAGATCGCCGAGAAAGACACGGACGGGCTCCACATGCTCACGCCGCAGGCGATGCAGGCCATCGCCCGCAATGCCGTTCATGCGCACACGTCGAATTTCGGGGAGCAGATCAATGTCCAAGCTTGAGCGCGTATCACCGCCGCAGAGCGGCAGCCTGCCACATGATCACTACATCGCCGTCCTGCACAGCATCGCCATTTCGCTCAAGCGGATCGGTGACACCCTGGAGCGACAGGAGAAGGCCAACCGGCGCCGGCCCCGCTCGGCAATCATGAAGGGCGAGGGCAAGTGAGCGAGGCGTGGGATAAGCCTGTGCATGACGCCTTAGACCGAATGAAGCGGGCTCGGGATCGTGGCACCGGATGCCACCTGACCGCCGAGATGATCGCCGCCCTCGCACTCTCGTTTCTCGGGGAGGTGTGGGAGCAGGAAGCGCCCCTCTCCACCCATCAGGAGCAAAGCCATGGCTGATCCCCAAGCTCAGGACATTGCTTCCCGGCTGCAGCCGGCGGCACGCACCGCGATCCGCTTTGCCATCCGACGCGACGGCAAGCTCTACGTCAACACACTCGCGCCGGTGCCCGCCAACCTTATCGCCCATCAGGTATGGGGCCGCGGCGACGAACTGAACGAACTGGGCGAAGCCGTCTACGAAGCAGTGAAGGAGGCAGCCGATGTGCTCGCTAGCGCGGCGCGCTAAGCCGCTCCTGCACCTCCCGCGCAAGGATCGGCAGATAGATCGCCGCCAGCAGCAGGGCCAGCGCGGAAAGGCGGTTCGCCGTCCAGTATCCGTGTCCCCGCGGGAACAGGTCCCAATAGTAGCCGCTCAGCACCGCGCCCAGCACCAGCACCGTATCGATCCCCGCCAGCATCCAGCGCGCCAGCGGTTCGTTTCGGCCTGCAATCCAGTGGAAAAGCGCCAGGATCACCGCCACGAAAACTGTCTCAAATATCACCGCCCGCTCCACATTGCTTGAACACAAGCCCGCGCCTATGCTCGCGCGCCTGCCCGCCATGGAGCTCACACCATGAAGATCGGCAAGGAACGCATCAAGGGCTTCGTCATGAAGCCCCTTGCCTCCGGAACCATGTACTATGGCTGGGAACCCAGCCCGGCCGAACGCAAGGCCGGCTGGAAAAGCATGAAGATCGAGGCCGAGGATCTGGGCCGCGCGATCGAGGCCGCGCGCAAGCGCAATGAGGAAGTCGTCAACTGGCGCGAGGGCGGCGCCAAGCCGGCGGCGGTAAAGCGCTACAATGCCCCCCAGACCTGGGGCGCCGTGCTCGATCGCTACGAGCGCGAGAAGCTCCCCGCCCTCGCCGCCAACAGCCGCCGCGTCGATCAGACCCAGCTCAACCTGTTGCGCGAATGGGCGGGCAAGCACCCGCTCGCCTGGATCACCCGCGCGCGCGTCCGCAAGCTCCGCAACGAGGTATGCCCCCAGGCCGATGCCGTGCCCGGGCTGATCCGCGAAGGCGTCCGCGACATTCCCGGCCACAACCCGGCGTTCAAGCTGCTCAGCAAGGGCCGCGAGGTGTGGAGCTGGTGGAACGATCACCCCGAGAACGGCCGCTCCGTCGCCAATCCGTTTGAGCGCTTCGGCCTGCCCAAGCCGCCGGCCCGCGACCAGCTATGGGACTATGACGCCGAGGTCGCGTTCGTCGCCTCGGCCGGCACGCTGGGCTGGCACTCGATCGGCTTCGCGTTGGAGCTGGCCAATGTCTGGGGCCAGCGCGAGGCGGACATCCTCAATGTCAGGGCAGCCAACTGGCGCGAGGTGACGCTCGCCGAGCTGGACATGCAGCGCGATCTGCATGCCGCGCTGGCCAGCCCCACCGGGCCGGATGCCGGCAAGGCGATGGGCTTCGGCATCGTCCAGCGCAAGACACGCGCCCGCAACGCCGTGCCGATCGCGGGCGAGATGCGCGAGCGCGTCGAGCTGCTGATCGCGGCAGCGCGCAAGCGCGTGCTCGCCTGCAAGGCCGCCGGCCAGGTCGTGCCAATCGGCGCGACGAACCTGATCGTCCGCGACTTCACCGGCGACAAATGGCGCGGCCGCGACATGACCGGCGAGCCCTGGAGCCAGCGCGATTTCATCGAGAAATTCGGCATCATCCGCGCCCATGCGGCCGCCCAGGCACGCGAGCAGGGCAACGAGGATCTGGCCGAGCGGCTGGAGGGCCTGGAGTTCCGCGACGCCCGCCGCACCTGCGTGACACGACTGGCGAACCTGGGCATGTCCGTGCCGACGATCGCGGCCGTCACCGGCCACAGCATCAAGACGGTCGAGCGGATCATCGAAACCTATCTCGTCCGCACCGCGGCGCAGGCCGGCCGAGGCATGGTGGCCTTGCTCGGCGCTGCGCGAGACCGGAAAGAGCGGAAGGAAAGTCAGGCCTAGCTGCCGTGGTTCTCCAGCGGCGGCGGCGCGGTGTAGTCCAGATGGTCGAGCCGCTCCATGATGATGTCGGTAGCCTGATCCAGCGCCCGCAAGCGCATGTCGCCGCCCCGGTTGAGATTGAGCAGCAGCGACTTCGGCAGCGTCTGCAGGGCGCGCTTGACCAGGAAGCGCAATTCGGGATGGTCGACTCGGCGGCGCATAGGTAGAACAATACCGGAACACCCTCGGCTGTCGAGGGTGCGTCACAACAGGAGGTGCGATTGTTTTTCCCAACCATCGGCGGTGAGTGGATCCCGATAAAGGACGTGAAGTCGATCCTCGTTAGCAACGATCCCAGCAAGAACGCTCGGGTAGAAACCGCCGACGAGGTCTACGAGGTGGACGGCCACGCGGCAAAGTTGATGCGTTCTCTCCCCGTCTCTGCGTTCCCCGCAGCGGCGGGAACCTACGTGCTGACAATGGTATCGGAGGGTGACGAGAAGCCGACCGAGGTGTTTCCGGCGATGGTGATCGCATGGGGCTTGGACGCAGAGGGCATTTCGCATCCGATTACGGCGAGCGGAGTGGACGACGGCAACAACGGCTATCACGCCATCCGTATGCCAGACGACACGGTGGTGCAGCCATTGGGGAACGAATGGCCCACGTTCCGCGAGTATCTCGCCAAGATGGAAGTGAAGCTTGTGCAAGCTCCACCGGAGCTGATGGCCAAGTCCGGACAGGCAGCGTTCTTCGCGTAAAAAGTCGGAATTCCGATTTCGGAAAAGTCGGAATGCGCTTGACGCCAGAAACAACAAAAGCCGCTAACCCATTGGGCTAGCGGCTTTTTTGTTGGTTGCGGGGGCAGGATTTGAACCTGCGGCCTTCAGGTTATGAGCCTGACGAGCTACCGGGCTGCTCCACCCCGCGCCAATGCTGGTTGCCTC